TTAACTTGGCTCTGTAATACCTATCTAATACATTAAAGAACAGCGTTGATCCGCAGCGCCCTGAATGCACTATTATTTCACTTCCCATTTCTCGTTAGTTTTCCTTTGAGCTTCTTCCAAAAACTTCTTTATCATCTTTAATTCTAGTTGAAGCCTTCTGTTTTCTAATTTTAATTTTGTTATCTCTGGTACTAATTTACTGTGCCATTCATATGCCGACCAATTAAAATAATCTACATAGTCTTCTGCTATTCGCTCGAGCTCTTTTATATACTTCTCATCAGTGTCTACAATATCTTGACTAGATACATACTTGTATTTATGTCCTGTTAATTGCAATCCCATTATATTTTAATCCAGTCTATAAAATATTTAATTGGCCAGTCTTGTGAATAATCACGTGGTCGATCGTGATGCATCTTGTGATTACCTTCGCCACCAATCAACAAGTTGAGCCAGCGTCTGTTTCTGTGTACGTAATCGATATCATAATGAAACCAATTAACTACAAACTGACTAATTAACGAATAACCAATAGGAAAACAAAACGCTAACAAGAACCAATCAAAACCAAACAACAACCAAATCACGGTCCCCGTTCCGTAGACTTGGATTGGCGCCCACTTATGCAAAAACATAATAAACTTGTTAGCTAGCAAATGTCTAACACCCACCAACAACTTTAGGTCTGGTTCCGGTATGTTCATCCAATACGGTAGAAACGTTCTGAGCCAACCTTTAAACTTAGAGTCCGTGGTCCACGGTGTATGTGGATCCATGTCTGTTCCAAGATGCCGGTGATGGTGTAAGTGCGTCGCGACCCAACCGATAGGGCCTGCAACCGTACCGTACACACCAAAAAACGCTAAGAAGTTGTACCAAAACTTTGACGTGCGAAATGCTTTATGTGTAAATAACCTATGATAGCCAACGTTCGTGCCTAACGTGCCAACTGTTACCGCTAATGCGTAGGTAACAATAAGTCGTGGGTCTAGATTAATAAGAAAAGGCCAGATAAAGCCTAAAGTAAAAAAACATATAACAAGATAAGTAATAGTAAGATAAATTCTATCATATTTTGGTGGTATTATTTCAGTCATTTGTAAATTCTTATTAACCTACAAACATCCCCCGATCCGTTGTTAATCTTTAATTGGTGAGACACTTGTTTTTTTGTTGAGTGTTTTTCTATAACCTGTCGTCTCCATTGTCCATCAGTACTATATGTAAAACATTCTTGCCCAAAAACAATGTACATCTCTTCACCTACTTTATCACTGATAATACTTTCTCCAACAGGAATATCTATTTTTTCAAAAGTCCAACCTGTTACGTGCTGCATAGGGCAAAGTAATACAGTTCCGTCTTTGTATATTTCTACGCCTGCCTCTGATGAATTTGGTTCTATTTTAGTTGCAGACGAAGTCCACGTAGAACTAGGGTCCATGGTAAATGTATATACACCGGAAATACTATCGTCTGTTTTCTCTATAAGATCAGGAGAAGCTGAAGCACTATTAACTATGCTTTCAAACTCATCTCTGTGAGACAAATTAAATTTATCGCCTTCTTTCCATTTATAAGTAACTTTTATTATACCTTCTAATAAAAAATAATTATTTGAAGTGTTAATTAAATAAGGTTTACCTTCAACCTCAGAATGAAAATAATTACCTTCACCATCTTTTGTGTGTTCTGCAACAGATTCTCTAACTATTCTTTGACCAACTGTTGTGTCTTCACTAATTGATATTTGCAGTTTGTTAGCAAGATTAATAACTTTAAAAGGTACACTAAAAATCATATTTCCTCCGCTTCTACTGGCGCTAGTTTTTTTGTTTCATTGGGTGATAACCAGGCGTCAATTTGATGTTGTTCTTTAACTTTACCAATCTCTTCTATAGTACCATCTGCAAGGACACACCACAACTTTGGATCAAAACCTAATTCTACCAACCATTCTTTTTTAAATTTAGCTTCTGCTTTGTCTTTTATTTGTGTTATCCAAGGATGATCCTTATAAGCACTAAAACTTTTAGTAGACAAGACAGCGTTAATTGGTTCATACTGGTGGGTTACTTGATACGTTTCTATTTCTATTCCAGAATCAAAATCTTCCGTCAAGACTGGAACATCAACATTGTCTATTTCTGTATATTTCCATGTAATAATCATATCAATTTATTGAAAAAGTATATGTACCGCTACTGCTAAAAGTTCCACCAGAGTGGCCTCCTAAACTCCAAAAACATCCGTTGGTGTTGCCGCCCCCAAAAGAAGCAGGAACGGTGCCGTTAGTTTGCGCAACATCAAAAGGAGCTGGCCAAGCCATAGTAAAAGCTCCTCCAGGGTTACCTGTAACAGTAACGGTTTTACTTGATACAGCAGTTGTACTAACATTAGCGGGAGAATTTGAAGTGGATGCTAGTACAGAAAAAGCTCCTTGACTAATTATTTGATAAATATTGAATTTAAAAGATCCGTTTCCCGCACTACCTGAAGTTACTGCAGTACCTAAATTTGAACCATAACTACCAGCCAAATAACCATTTGATGGTTGTTTGCCACCACTAGTACCAGCAGCTATACTACCACTAGTACCACTAAACCCGTCAGCCCCTCTAAAATCAGTTGCTTCTATTTGACCACTTGTTGGGATATTACTATTAAGATCAGAATCAGGTACGCTAGCGCCTTGTCTATAATACTCGTTTATGGCAATAGGGTTTGAGCCACCGAATGAGTTTTGAATATCATTCCACGTCATTGCGCCACTTGCTGGTATCCTAGTCATTAAACTAACCTTTCGTTTTTAAAATATACAATCCCTTCGTCGTAATCAATAATTGCAGGATTCATAACTAAGTCCTTAACCTCAACAGCTGACATACGGGCCCAGTTGGTGTGGCCAAAACTTTTCTTACATAACTTATCTACCATAAACGTAGGTAAATCTGAATTGTTAAACGCATCTATTTTAGCATCTAGTTCAGTTAAATCGTCTCGTGGTGGTGGAGGAACGAAGTCGTCTTCTTCTGGAATCCACTCTATTTCTAATTCGTCTTCTGGATCGTACATAGTTACTCCCTCATTTGTGACGCATATGGATCTGTCGATAACATACGTTGTTTTTTGTCTGGTTGATTACCCAATATGATGTCTTCTATGTTCTTGTGAAAATAATGCACCATCTGTCCTATAATGTTGTCTTGTGACAGCGTTTCTGCCAGATCTTTTAAATCTTCCCCGTGTTGTAAACATCTAGATATGAGTTTACCGCTTGCGCGTAGTTCTCTATCTAAATAAGAATCCGTTGGTTTAATTTTAACCCATAATGCAAGAGGAGTAACCCCTTGCTCACCTGCAACGTAATTAACAATACCAACCACTTTGCGATTATCTATCGGCAAAGTGAAAGTTGTACTCATCATCCGATCCGGAATCTCATGTCTCATAATTTTATCGTCCTGTAATATCATCTCCGTGTTCCTCGATAAATTGGAATAAACTTATATTAGTTTCCTTCACCTGTCTTATCTCGTGCCACATTGTGTCTATTGTATTATTCATTTTACCCATATAAACAATATTTACAACCATAAGTAGAATACTCATGGCAAAAATGGCTAAAGCCATAAAAGGAACTAAATCCCACAATTTATTTTTCATCAGTCTTCTCCTTTTCTATCAATTCGTTTATTTTATTTTGCCACACTTGCTTTATGCCTTCATCTTGTGCTAGCATATGTGCTTTTTTTAAATTTGCGTAACGCGTTAAAAATAATAAATATCCGTCTGCTGTCATATTTCTCCTTCTGTAAACAAAGTAAAATCTCTCCAACCTTTAGCTGGGACAATATTTAACATTTTATCAAACTTCCAATGTTTATGATATCTATATCCTTCCGGATGATGGTCCCAATAACAATACACTAAAGCTAAACGTTTCATTTCAAAACCGTGTATCTTAGGTTTAAATTCAGTTACCTGATGATAAAGATTAGATGGAAACCTAACAGCCAAGTTTTGAAAAGGCCTTATAGTTGTAAGAGCCGCACCTAAAGGTGGTTCCCATGTATTATTCATAATATACTTCTTTTTGTCCCAAGGATGAGAAGTACATACTTGTAAATAACCACCAAGAATGTTTTGTATAAAAAGATAAAGTATATGTGTTGTTTTTGCTACTCTGTTAAATCTATGTTCTTCAGCGTCATATACATATTTATTTAGTAGTTTACCTTGCAAAGAAGGGTCTTTTTGAAATTGTTGCTTGTAATAAGATTCATCACCATCTACGTGCCAAGGGGTCTGCTCATTCCAACGAAACCAATACTCAATATGTTCTTTTCCTGGAGTAATGGCTCGTAGTATTTTTTCAATAGCGTTTTCAGCCGGTTCGTCTTTTGGTAAAAAACTATAAATAGGGAATTTTGCACTTAAAAGTTTGGGGTCATCAGTTATATATTCTTGTAAGAATGCAAGATCTTTAAAATCCAAAGCGTTTTCTACGTATTGTACTACCATCCAAATTCATCCTCCGGGTTCATTGTTTACCTATTTCCGGTAAAGTTTCACCTGACCATTTTATTTTTGATTCGCGACCACCTTCAACATTTAATCTTGTTTGATCCATTGGTAACATAACGTATCCGTTATGCACTGTCACTGTCTTACCCATGTGCATAATTTCTTCTTCACACATAGGACAATCTACTTGTATTTCTTGTACTTTTATAAAACTATTGCCCTCACAACGAGGACAAATAGTTCTAATTTTTTCCATTTTTAAGTTCCTTAGCAAGTAAAAAATCAATTATTTTTTGTATACTTACTGGTACTTCAAACCTGTTTTTTGCTAGTTTTTGTAGCTTTCCGTGTGTATCTACTGATACTGACACTGATTTAAAACTGCTTGTATCTGGCATATTCTTTCTCCTTGTTTATATTATATTATGGGACTAATATAGACCTGTTATTTTATTTGACAAGACTTTATTTTACTTTATTTTAATAGATTCTTCACCTTTATATGTCTGACGTTCAAACCGAACGTCAGACAATTACACATATAAAACTTTAACATCTAAATTCTTTGCTGATTTGTTCTTGACTCTGTTTATCAACCTCATCTTACCTTTCATCATACGATAGCTTTTCATCTTGACATCATATAAATCCACGGTCCCCGTTTCACTGTTCACGACAACCAGGTCCGCTGGACCCTTACCACCTAAATCATAATAGACGTGCGTATTTGGTTTTCCTAGGAAGTCTATGGCCGCTAACAGCTCAGCACGAATACCTTTTTGTTGTTTACTTGTTTCCATGATAGACAATTACAACCGCTGTACAGTTAGGACATGATAAGTTTGTCATGATCATATGTTCTTCCTCATCGTTGTCTTCCCATTCTGTGTCGTGGTCACCGCCCCATATTAATTCGTGGTTGCAGCTCCAACACTTCATCCTTTAATCTCTCCCCAGTTTTTACCCGATTCATAATCTACCTTGTTTGGAACTTCTAATTCAACAGCGGACTCCATAATACTAATAATCTTTTCTGCCTGTTGTTGATCCTTGATTGAAATATCCAACTCATCATGTATCTGTATGTGAGGTATAATTCCTTCTTTATACAATGCTAACATAGATTTCTTTGTCATGTCAGCAGCACTACCTTGGATTAATTTATTTAATGCTTTGTATGTAAAGGCACGTTTAATCATCCCCGGTCCGTGCTCCCTGATGGCGTCGTCATACTTTAATGGTTTATTAATACCAAAAGCTTTTGACTCCCACATATCAAAATGGCAAATACGACCGCCTATCGTTCTAATCTTACCGCTGTCTTCTGCTCTACGCATTACAGACTCAGATAACATTTTAACGAAAGGCGCTTTAGCGTTGTAAGTTTTTATTAAGTCCTCCGCTGCATCTTTTAATAAACCTAACTCTGACATTAGTTTATTTTTTCCCATGCCGTACATTAATCCTAAGTTAATAGTTTTAGCTTGTTTACGATCAATACCAGCCATGTCAGCAATCATCTGGTGAAAGTCTGCCTCGCCTTTATTGTATTGATCTAATATCATATGTGATCCTTCTAGTTTTAATAGACTAGAGAAGTGAACCACGATCCTCGGTTCTTGTTGACTGTAGTCAAAGCAACCCCAAGTACAACCACGTTCAGGTATAAAGATAGATCGAATCATAGGACCAATAGTTTTGTGTCGTGCTGGTATCTGCTGTAGATTTGGATTTGAATAACTAAATCGTCCTGTCACTGTGCCACCCTGGTCAGAGCGTATCTGATTGATATCACTGTGTATTCTGCCGTTGTGTTCGTGTTTAATAATTGTATCTATGAATGTTGTGTGTGCTTTGTTTATCTCTCTTGCTTCTGCAATGCGTCGCGCCAACGTGTCTTCTGGATGTGATGCTAGAAAACCTTTGGTAAAACTTGGTGCACCCTTATCTGTTCTGTCGTACGGTAATTTTAATCTATCAAACGCTGTCGCAATAGAAGCTGCAGCCCATATCTCAACTTCAAAACCTGCTTCTTTGTTTATCAGTTGTAGTAATTCTTTTTCTTGTTTAACAAAATCTTTTTTAATTTGATCTGCACGTTCCAGGTCAACTGGCACACCTTTAAACTTCATGTCAATTAAACATGGAAACAAATCTGTTTCTAAATTAAACACGTCCCACAAATCTTGTTGTGTTAGTTCATGCTTCATCGCTTGCCATAACTTTAATGTTATCTCAGCGTCACGTTCTGCATACTCACCAACAACTAATGCTGGTAGTCGCCACATCTCTGCTTTTGGATCAACGCCCCAGCGTTTTGCTGCTTCCTGTAGTACACCTTCATTCTTACCTAGTCCTATGTATTCTTTAGAAATAGAATCTAATGTAAAACTAAAACGATTTTCGTTTACTAAACTTGCTGCAATCATTGTGTCAACAATACGTCCGTTGATTGTAAAGTTCATTGAACGTAACCAGGACACATCATACATTGCATTGTGAAAAACTTTTGTTGCAGGCGTGTTTAAAACCTCTTGCATCCAATCAATAGCAATAGCTCTATCAATGTTGCCTTGGCCTTCATGACCTATTGGAAAATATCCTTTCCAACCTTCAACAGCTACAGCGAATCCAACAACCTCACCATCCTTGCGTACCGATCCTGAACCCATACTAATTAAATTAGGGTCACGAGTTTCTAAGTCGATTGCAATTTCAGTGTGCTCACTTAGATCTGGCATTGGTGGTACGACCCACTCAGTGTCCGGACTAAATGACATTGGTATTTGTAATCCCTTATTCAGAATAGTCTCTTTCTATTATCATATCGATGTAATGTTTTGCTTTCTCTAAATCTTGCTTGCCACTTCCTTTATGAGGATGTCTCATAATATACTTTATAGCATTACCCTCAGCAAATAACAACTTGTTTTTATTGACGAATTCTGCGGGTTGTATTGCGTAATGGTTGTAATGATTACCTCCCACTTGTTTATCGTATGGATTAGACATATGAATAACTCCTTTCATAACTTTTTGGTTCTACAATGTGTAATGTTTCTTCTGCTCTTGTTACAGCAACATAAAATAATCTGTGTGCTTCGTCTGGATCATTCTCTGCTGAGTCTACACTTGCTTGCGTTACGTCTGGCAATAACAAAATGTTTTTTGCTTCACCACCCTTTGCAGCATGTATGGATTTAAAAATAATCCTGGGTACTTCTAAAATATTTTCTCCACGTGCCAACATAGAACGTATGTATGTTTCTGTAAAATGATCTAGTTCGTTAAACGCTTCATACCAGACAGCGTTTGTTTTTAATCCGTGTTCCGCGATGCAGTCTTCAATAGTATATGTTTTTTCTTTATCTAACGTGTTTGCTTTTCTGTAACCCATCGTCACGTTGTTTCCTAAATAATTATAAATATTTTTTACTAAGATAGGTTCTAACGCTGTTCCTTTTCTCCAATGTTCCCATCTTTGTATCGCTTGCACCAATTCTACTGGCGCTGCATTCTTGCCTCTAGACTTTCTGTAATACCATCCGTTTGCTTCACAGTGTTCTTCTACCTCTTCAAAAAAATGATGTGCTGATGCTAGCACTAACCACTCACCTTCTGACATATCAACATCAGTCACGCTGCTATGATAAGACAACTCTCCTGACTGTCCATCTTTTGGTTTGTATTCTTTGTTATACTTGTTAGTAATTCTTGAACGTATACTTTGTGCCAATTCAAAGATTGGTCCTGATGGCACTCTAAAAGATTTCTTTAAAGTCTGTACGTCGTCGACCTCGTTTTTTAATGCAATGAAATGATCTACGTCTGCGCCAGCCCATTTAAAAATTGCCTGGTCGTCATCACCTGCAATATAAGTCTTGTCAGAATTGTCCCACATGGCACGAACCATAGCCCATTGCAGCGGACTTAAGTCTTGCGCCTCATCTATAAACAACACTTCAAACTTAGGGCTCAGCTCTTTGTCAACAAACATTTGTAGCATGTCGTTGTAGTCATACATACCCTTAGACTTCTTAAATTTGTTGTATTCTTGGTCTAATAGATACAAAACATCCCTCTCTACGTCCACCAGGTGCTCGTTTCTGTCGTAAATCGTCATGACATCGACCATAGACACCCTAGCTTTATTAATTAACGTTAGATAAGCGTTGTCTGAGTCGAATAAACCATCAGCATTACTGTGCGCAGCACGTTTAATAGTCAATCCGTTCTTGGCACCAAACTCTTTGTAGTCAGGTGTAGTCACAACACGTTCTTTCTTTAGTCCTGCTCTGTTGTATGCCAAAGAATGCAGTGTTCTAAAAAAGGGAAACTCATCTTCTTCTAGATTAAACTTTTCCATTGCTCTCTTCTTAGCAACGCTGGCAGCATCTTTTGTAAATGTAAAGTAACCTATGTTTTTTGTATTAATACCAGATTGAATACACTTTTCTACCAGTTCAAGAAGTGCGTATGTCTTGCCTGTTCCCGGTGGTCCTAAGATGATTGTTTTCATTAGAATGGATGCTCATCATAAGTTGTTTCTACTTGTACAGCGCCCTCTTCAAAATCACCGAGTTTAACTTTTATACAACGCGGTCTTTTCTCGCCGTCTTTTGTTAAAACTTTTGGTCTAATCTCTTCTTCGTACAGATCTAGTTCTTGTAATAATTTACCTGTATCTTTTTTGTTCATGTCCCACGCATTCTTTTTTAAGAAGTTTAAGAAAGAAGTAACTTGGAACATAGCATGGTTTTCTTCCGTGCTAACATAACACTTACCGTTAACTAACTCTTCTAGTTTAGTTGTTCTAGTTCTATTCATTGTGTATTGTAATAATAACTGTCGTAATTCTTTTTTAGGTTGTAAGGATTCTAATGGTTCTATCTCTGCAACCTCTCCAGCAAACAAAGGTTTTAAATATACCTCTCGCCAGTCTTTGCCTTTAAGAATAGGTACCACTAAGTTTGCCTGCTCCATAACTGCAACTGCAAATAAATTAGGATTATGTAATTCCTGACTCTTTAATTGCACTCTCTTATCACCAACAGTCAATATCCACGTTGCTGGTTCAGAGCAATACTTCTGTAAATCTTTTAACGGCGCCATTTGTTCCTCGTCATAGCCTACACCAAACTTTTTAGTCCTACACTTTGCAGGATTACATACGCCACAGATTGGTTGATCTTTACACCTGTACTTGTCATAACCTCTTTTGTTTAATGATCCTATTAGATCATTAACTTCTTTAAATGGTAAAGGCGGATCAAAATATTTTTGATTGCTTGCCATAACAGCGTCTTGCCAAGTGTCTGGAGTAGCCTGCTTATGAAACACACCGATATTAAACAAAGCATTGTTTCTAGATCCTTCACCAAACCCTTCGTCAGCTAACTTGTTTAAACAAGGTGGACCGTCCTCAAATACTTCTTTCTTTATAGTTTTACTTTTCTTTACTTTTATTTCATCTATTTGTGTTTCTGTTAGTACGACTTTGTCATACATAATATAAAAATCTGATTCTGTTATTGCTTCTCCATTTTCATCCAAAGCATAACGCATACCTCTAATACCGCCGTGGTAAGGTAGATTTAAAAAGTTACCTACGTCTCCACGTTCCGCGAGTAGTTCTGTTTGTTTAGGAAATATCTCACTACCGCCAAAACCCAATGCATCAGCCATAGCTATTAGTTTAGACTGCAACAATGCAGCAGATATAAACTTATCACAAAATAAAAACAAATGTGCGCCGCCAGACTTAGATCTAAATAAGACCAGTGGGAACTTATGGGACTTGATAGAGGCCGCTATATTTTTCAAATCTAACTTGTAGTCATCGACATCAATGCAACCCCACTTACACATGTTTTGTTCGTTTATAGGTATAACACCTAACGCTGGCTCAATACCTTTAAGGTGATCTTGCCATAACTTATCTGTAACAGCGTCTCGTTTGATAAAAGCTTTTGCTTTTTGTTTTCCTTTATCTGTGATAGCTCCAGGTTGTATAACCATTTGCCCATAAGCATTGTTATTACCTTCAAATATTTCTTTAAACTTATTCATTTCTTCTTTCTCGGTCCTGGTTTATTACCAGTTTTTTTATATGGTTTAACACTACATTTGTAGCCGCAATATTTTTTCTGTCTTTGTTGAACTGCATGTATTGTAAACGTTTCGCCGCATGTAACACATGTTTTTTCCTCCTCTATCATATCTCCTCCTTTATGATAGCAAGGCAGGGGGAGTTGCCTTGCTATCGTTGCTAATTAAAACGGTACGTCTTCGTCGTTTGACTTATTCGAACCTTCTTCACTAGCTTTTGCTTTTACGTCTCCGCTAGAACACGATATAGCAAAACTTTTAGCTGCCTCGTAAAGAGATTTGTCCTGTACAGGACCTTCTTTCTCTACACTCCAACCAAACCACGTGCCTTTGTCGTTTGATTGCTGGACAGTTTTCAGTCTATACAAGTGACTGTAAGATGCTGGTGTAAACAAACCATTTTTACCTTCTAGTTTGATACCATTCATCATTGAGTTCCATGTTCTACTAACTTTAAGTTGTGTAGATTTCATAGAGATCAATGCTGTTCCCATCTTCTCATCCATAACAAAGTAAGACGCTGTGTTTTCAAGATAGTTACCATTTGGTAATCTGTCTTTATAATCAGCTCCTCTCTTTGCTGTTTTAATAATGCCACTGTTCACTGAATGAATCTGTACTGGAGCACTTGTGCCCTGGCCACGATCTGACCACTCTACATACTCACGCTTATAATAGCACGGCATCACCTTTATTCCTTCTTCACCATCATATGTCTCTTTCGTCACGGTATTAAATATCATACCTGCTTCTGCGCCTTCCACATACTTAGAGTCATGCTTATTGATCTCCGGTGAAAGTTGTCCTAGCACTCTTAAGAATGGTAAAGCAAAATCTTCTGCTCCCATTTCGCTAGCTCCAACTAGTGCGTCTGCTTCAAACATACTGCCCAACGCGACTGCAGTACTTTCTTTTTTAGCTACTTGGTTCATGTTTAGTTTCTCCTTTTTCATGATTTCCGGCCTATTTTGGTTTGATCCTTCACGAAAGTGTGAAAGAATTCGGAAGGCATGTCGAGGCCGGCCTCGACACGCTCCCTATAGAGTGCTTTCAAAGTCATAGGTTCTACCTTCTGCTTTTGAGACGGCTCATAGCCCTCTTGCACTGCAAGGTCTAACAAATTGTTAGCCCTTGTATCTTCTCCTTTACCAAAGACTACAGAAACTTCGTTCTTAATGATGTCTCCCAGCCCCTGGTCACGAAGCCATGTGTAAGCTGCGTCCAACGAGTCTTTCTTTATAGTACAACTATAAGTTTTCTTTACGTCGACTGCTGATCCGTCAGCTAATTTCAAAGACGCCAAACCCTGTTCTGCTAACAGGTTAGGTATTATCTCTGAAGAAATCTTGTCTGCTTTTTCTTTTCTGTCTTTTATTTTTTGTTCCATCTCTGCAATCTCATTCTCATATGCTTGCAGTTCTAAACAAAAATTAGCCAGCGTTTGTATGTCTGATTTTTCTATCAGTTCTTGTTGATCTTGTTCTAGATCGTCTAGTTTTAAGTCCATGTTTTGCTTTCCTTGTTGTGTAAATCAATAGCTAAAGGATAATAAAGTCTTTCTCTTTTCTCCCACTTTAAAAAATTAAAACAACCATTGGTAATG